AAATCTACGCCTTCGATTGCTCCCCCAGCGGCTGTTCTGGCTTGAAAGATTTCGACTGAGATAGCCAAAATTGCAGCTTCAGCATTGGCATTTCCGACATAGGTTGATAGTCCAGAAAGCGCAGCGTTTCCTGCTGGGATAATATTCTTTTCCAATACATCTGCATTGGTGATTGCGACTGTAAAGACATAATCAGTAATTTCGTCATCGGTTACTGTATGAGTGCCATTAAATGGTGATCCGCAGCCAGTAATAATTACGGATTGGCCCTGAGTGAATTCGTGAATTGTTGCGGTCTCAAAGTAAGCAATATTATCCTCGAGCTTTACTTTGTTAATCTTGCTTTGGAAAGTAACCAGCATTGGTAAAACTAGGTTTTCTGAAGCATCGACAATATCGTTTAGATAAGCATCGTTATATAGGGATGACGAAACACCAAGAATTGTCCTCAGCTCTGAAGCTGTAACTATGGTTGGCATTTCGTCATCCTTTCAAGCAGTTAGGTGAGGGGCCAGCTCGGGAGCGGACTGGCCCTCACTATTAGGTGTTTTATCAGCTCTTATTGAACCAGTTAGCGCCTGCTGCAACCTTTGTTGCTAATGCGCCATAGCCATAGTAAGCGACCTTAATTTGGCCATTAAGTTTGCCATTTGAAACAACATTTGTCTCTAAACGGAAGCGGCTTGATTCATACCAAGTGTAGGACTCTGGATTTATAACTACCATTGAGTAGTCAGCAGTTCCATCTCCACCGGAACCAGTGAAGGTTCTTGCAACATATAGGTCAAGACCTAAAACATTGCCGCGAAGTGATTGTGGGCTTACTGCCCCACCAGCATTTTGAGGCTGTGAGGCTGTGTAAATTGGGCGGCCTGAAGATTCAGCATAACCCATAATATTGCCCCATTGCTCTGGTGTAACTACTAAGTTGCGAGCAAATCCTAGTGATGCAGAATAAACTGCAGCAGCAGCGCTTGAAACATAAGCAACTAAGCCAGATGCGGTATTTGCTTGAGCACTAGCGTTTAGAGTTCCCGCTCCCTGAATAGTAGTTCCAACATAGGAATCAGTTGCCTTTGCATATGCAAATTCCATCTGACGGACAAGCTCATCAAAGAAAGCAGGTGAAGAACGATCTAAAAGTTCTACGCTGAAAGTCTGTCCTCCAGCAAATTTCTTAACATCTACTGAAATGTAGCTGTTGGTCATTCCCGTTTCGTCAATTTCTGCTGCTTCTGCTTCTACTGCAACAGTTGGAACTGCTGTAATTTTTGGAATTTCAAAAGTCATTCCAGCATCAGGCAATACTCCAGATGAAATAGCAGAAATTAGTGGTCTATCAGCATTTGATAGCGGATTTACAATTTCTGTTAATTGACGAGTTGGAACTAGTCCAGAATTGTTGCTTGTGGTGTCGTCAGCTGCTAAAACATACTGACGGGACGCATCATCACCAAAAACTTTTGAGCGGATAGATGCTTCAAGATATTTTGCCTTGGTAAATTCAAGGCGAGGTGCTGTGTAAAAGGCTGGGCGAGCCGCCTCAACCATATTTGCTTTAGCTGCTTCAACCGCTTCTTCAACGGACGGAGCAGGAGCAGTAGTGTCGGACACTTGGTCTCCTTCGTTTGGTTTCTCTGAATCAGCGGTTGCTAAATCAGAATTTTCTTTTGGTGCTTCATTTTCAGAAGCTGCTACTTCGCTTACGCGAGCAGAATCAATTGCAGGATCAGTAACTAGAGATACTTCATCTAGGGTCGCTGAGGTAATCTGCATAACGCCCTTGTTGTTTGTCCATTCGTTAATCTGGGCTCCAACGCTAAATCCATCGCGCAGTCCTTCAGTTGCTTCAACTAGGGCATCTTCTCCAGCCATAGTGTTGGCAATCTTAAAGGTGGCTTCAATTCCATTGGCAGTTACATTGTGAGAAACCATTTTGCCAATTGGGCGAGTTCTGTCGTGCTCAAGAAGCAATTTAACTGGCTTAATCTCAATGCTATCTGCTGCGAATACTGTTGGGCCTACTGAGGTGTTACCTTGCTCATTCCAAGTAACGATAGTCCCAGTAATTGTTCTTTTTATTGTGTCGGCAGCTGTAACTGCCATTGGCATATTAACCTTCATTTGGGATTAGATCCTCTTCTCGCTGAATTTGCTCAACGCTCATCGCGCCAATGCGGTTTAGGATTTCATAAACTTGAGCTCTCTCTAATGCGTTACCGCGTAAGAAGTCATCAAGTGCAAAGCGCGTCATTACTGGATTGGGTGTGAAGTCCGGCAATGATAGGCGTTCCTCAATTGCCTTAAGTATTGGGCGAAGTGAGAAATCTACTAATGAGCGCCGCTCGGACACCGCGTTTGAGTAAGTCATAGAAGTCGTTTCGGCGCTCAAGAAGTAGGCAGGTATTCCACAGGCCCGAGCTAATTCTAGTGCTACATATTGACGCGCCTCTGCAAGTTGCATTGATTTAGGATCAAAGCCAAATTGTTGTAATTCTACATCTGCATTTAGAAAAGCTGTTGAGCGAGATTGCCGAGCAGTTTTCCAAGCAGTTAGTAAGGATGAAATTCTTTCGGCAGTTAAATTAGTGCCATTGGACTTTAATACCATTGAAGGTGCTGGCTCTTTAGCATAATTAACTGCTGCGTTCTCAAGATAAACTGCTGCAGCTACTGTCTTACCAGCGCGATGCAAGAAGCCTTCATCGCCGCCATCAAATCTTATGATTGAACCTACGCCACTAACCGGAACTGACTTCCCATCAACTTTATATCCAGTAATTGTGGTGTTAAGGAAATCTGTATCAACTGTAACGCGGTCTGGACTTACGCGAGTCCAAGCTCTGACGCGTCCGCCATCGGTTGCGCTATACATCTCGAGGACTTGACCATAACCAGCGCCATATAGCCAGATATCTTCTGCAAGCCAGCAATAGATTACAAATCCTGCAACTCTTGGGTCTGGCTGATTGATAACTCTGTGTGGATCAACATACTGGCCAGTTATACGATTAAAAGTTGTTAAAGGTAATGAGCCAATAGTTCCGCAAATGATATTGCGAGCTCTTGCAACAGATGGAACGCTCATTGCTAATTGGCGAGTGGTATTAGTTGCACCGCCGAGAATATTATAAACTGAATCTGAAATCTGAACTGGTGTTAAAGCTGCTTGAACATCAGTAACTGCAATAGGGCGCTTGGCCTCAACTGCTGGAAATAGGAAATCTCTTATAGCACCCATTGCTTACATTGTAAGCGAGGTTACTTACACTATTTGAATATCAACGCTAGTTTCAGCCATTGTTGCATAGTGTGTTGCTAAAGCCGAAGCAATTGCTCCGCAAATTGTCGTATTACTTACCTTGCGACCCATTACCCACCCGCCATCACCGAAAGGGAGTTTGACAGCGGATAGGCATTGTTTGGTCAGCTCTTCCTGTCCCGAGTGAGCTAACCGCTGAGATGAAATTGCTCCCAGTAATTCATCGCAGCTTTGGGCATAGTCAACACCGTCTATTGGCTCAACCCTAATACCAGCAGGAGCTAATCTAGCTGCGACCGCTGACGCGGTTCTGGCTGAATAGGCAACTAGCTGGACAGGATACTTTCGCACCCATTCGGCTACATCATTAGCCATTGCTTTATCGTCCAGATTGGCAGCGTTATGCCAAGTCTGAAGCAATATAACTTGGAACTTATCGCCCTCAAGTCTTTGGCTAGCAACTAAGGCCGCTTCTTTTCTACTAGGGCTAAGATCAATAGCCAGCCAAGTGTCTGCCTCAGGGTTGAGTCGAAGTCCCTCAACTCTGCAACTTTCCCACTGAGACGGATTGATAACTGGGTTTATGGTATCGACCCATTGACATAAAACTTCTGTGCGCACAATATCCTCGGGGTCTGATAAGACTGCTCGAATATTATCTGGATGGACTGTTATTCCTAATGACGGATTAGCTTGGCAAACACCTAGCCAAAAGTCTGGTGAGTTATCAAATTTAATGCCTTGAGGCGCTGACCATTCAAACCAACCAATATCATCATTGCTACCGAATATGGCAGCCATTGCTCTTTCCCTAAGTTTATTTAGGACAATGCTGTGCTGATCTCCAGCATTTGAATAAACCCATATTTGAGGATTTGGGCTAGCCATTTGGGTATATCTCAAGGCAGACCAAACATCCTCATCTTTATACTCTCGGGCTTCGTCTAGGTGGATAGTTTCAGGGGCTGCAATGCCTCTACCAGCCGAGTTATTCGCCCTGACGATATATCGCCTACCTTCAGTAAATTGAAGCTCTTGAAAGCCCTTGCTTTCCAGCTTCTTAGTAAATTCAGCAGCTAGTCTTGGATTCTGTTCAATAATTGCATAAATCTTATAAAAGAGCTCTGCTGAGGTAGTTAATTTATGAGCGGTATGAACTTGAAGCTTTTCTTTTAATACATAGATTCTGAATAAGATTTGAAGCGCCATAAAGGTCGATTTACCTTGTTGCCGAGCGCACAGCAAAGTAACTACTGGGTGAGCCCATCGGCCATCAGGTTTTTGTTTTAAGCTGTGATGAGCCAGCCATTGCTGCCAAGGCATCAGTTCAAAACCGATTTCTTCACAGAATTTAATCATTTGCTCGCCTAGTGAGGGTAAATCGTTGAGTTTTGTGTGAATTCGCGGTTCTGCCACACCTCGGTAAGTCGATTCGTCCCGGACTCGGGCAATCTCTCCCAATTGAGCCATTTCAATTTGTTTCATTCCTGATAGTGCCTAGCCGAGCCATTTTCAGGGAAAATCTTCCCAATGGGGGTCGTGGGTCTGCTGGCGCGCT